CGAGTCAGCAGTTCCAAAGTCACCCCATTGGCCCTCAATCGCTTTTGCGTACTTCAAGCCATATTCCTTTGACGACTTTTCCGACTGCTTAGCCAGAGGATCAGGAAATGATTTGGAATTTTTGTTATTGCTATACATTTAGCGAATCTTATTCATTTGTGCAAATATAAGAAAGTAGTCATTCTGAGTTAATTGGCTTATAACGCCTAAAAAACTGCTTTTCAGAGAAGTTAGATACCACCTTTTTGGATTTTACTTTTTGGGCCGCCAAGAGACAAAGACCAGAACTAATAGTCAAGTCAAACTTTGTTCTATTGTCAATCTTAAATCCAATCCAGTCTTCTAGGGTGTCGTTAAAATACATGTTTCCTGGTTCACCGCTTTCAGGGTTTAAGCCAACGTAGTTATGTATGTAAGACTCGATAGCTTGAGCATGCGCTTGTATAACCTCCTGAGAGTTCGAGGGGATGCCTTTGGTCTTAACGTTAATTTTGGCGTTTGGAGCAGAAAGATGCTTAGGTCTATTCATTAAGTAGCCGTCGTAACCCCTTGATTCAAAGTACCTTGCAATGCCGTACTTATTGTTTTCAATTAACAACGGAAACCCATAATAAAAGGCAGCCATAAGTACGTCTTCGTAAAATATCTTAGCTAAAGGCGGGCGAGTCGCATACTCCAGCACAAACATGTTTGATGGGTGCTCCATGTGAAACTTGTTGTACAGGTGCAGCGCACCCTTAGACCCACGTCCATCGACGGTGGCGTCAAGGTCATAAGAGTCAACCCCGCCTACCCCTAGCTCTGCATTTGGCGCTACTAACTTATTTCTTTCATAAAGCTTTTTATTCCTTAGCTCCTTAGGGGGCAACCAAGAGATATTGAACTTACCTCTAGCGTCAGGAGTAAAAACAACCTCTGTATCCTTTACCCCATTCTTCCACACAAAGTTGCCAGTTACCACTGGATTAGGATACAGTTCTTCGTTGTGATCGAGCTGCTCATAAAGTTTTCCGATATTAAAAATGCTACCATCAATGCTGTCCCTAAAGGCCTCCTCTTCACTAAATGGGAATTGTCTAACAACCTCGTTAAGCTCAGAGGCATCACTTTTTAATGAGTCTCTTTCGTTTTTAAGGTAAACCTTAGCCCCTTGATAGATAAGCTCCCCATCAACACCTTCTACAGAAGATTCAGGCTGATCTATTACAGGGTTTCCATACCTATCAAAAAACCCCTCTAGAGACTCATAAGCAGGAATAAACAGCCTATAGAGTCCAGTCCTCGTCCTCCCATTGGCGTTTCTTTCTTGGGCGTTTGAGTCCTGCCACAGTTGTTTGTATTCTTTCCCTCCCTTGTCCATGGGGTTTACGGTGCTTCCCACCATTGCTTTTCCCACGATTTTTCGCCCTACGATCAAACATGTCCTTTGAATCCTCCAAGCGTCCTTTATGTCCGTAGGTTTTTCCCATTTTCCTGCTTCGTCTAAATACAACAAGTGAAGCTTTTCACCGTCGTATGCGTTATTAGTAGTATTCTTCCAGTTAATAACCGTGTTAAGAGCCTCGCCCTTTTGAGCCGTTTTGTTTTTCTTGGTAATTCTTTTACTGGGCTCCCTAAAAGCCAACTCCATACGAGGGTTAGTAGTACCATCCTGGATAGGTTTGAAAAAGAAAGGGTAGTGCCGAAACATCTGCACCACTTTTTTCATGAAGATGTTCTCTTGAGCGTCTTTACCAGTCTTTGACTGTATACCAAGAAGCTTGTCTTTCACTTGGGTAGCTTCGTCCAAAAGAACAGCGGAGCAGATATTAGTATACCCACTCCGCCTACACTTAGTATATAGCTGCCCTATGCAGCGTGGGTCCGCCTCACACGCAGACAAATGTAAGAAGATATCTCTTTGAAAGGCTAGATAACTTGGTGAACCAATATCCATTTTGGTCCACTGAAGCATCATATAGTGACGCCCCGTAATATATGTAGGCTCACCGTTATTATAAAACCAAAAGCCCTCACGCCGACGGCGAAACTCCTCCTCGATATACGGAGAAAACTTCTGTCGAAACTCCCTTGGCATTTCGAGCCACTCATCCATAGACTTAATCCTAGACAGCTCCTCTGGCATAGAAACCCTTTCCCACATCTGCATGTGGTTTGGTTTTTCATGTCCAAAAATTTTTTTCTTGGAGGGCTTAGCGGGAAGAACAATGAGTATCCCACCAAGTTCGATAACCTCACCTTCCGTACCGTTGGGGCAAATTTTAATAGCTGGATCATCGTAATCTTCTATGTCTAGCAATGGATTTAAAACCATGGCTGATTGGATAAAAATTCAAGCCAATCAAGAACAGTGACCACTCCGTCACCGTCATAGTCATACGTCTTGTTGTCAGTACCAAAGGAATTGTAGAACCCAGCTACTTCCTGCATAAAGTCAAGAAAGTCTTGCATTAGTACACTTGGCCCCACCTATTGCTTCTAAAGCTAGGGGCTCCTGATTTAGGGTTGGCAAGCTCCATATACTTGCCGCATTCACACTTGACTTCGTGGCGAGCCTTACCGTCAACAAACTTAATGCTGACGCCAGAAGCTTCTTTTGTTTCCCCGCAAGGGCATTTGTACGTAGCCATAATCAGCGACCTTGAGAAGCATAAGGCTTCTTGTAATTAGACGCCCCCTTAGACTTTGACTGCTTGGTCTTGGCGTGGACACCTTTTCGGCGAACGCGCTTCTTTTTGTAGTTGCTTACTTGAATTTTAGCCATTTTAATTAAATTTCGTACACCTGACAGGATTCGAACCTGTGACCGTCTGCTTAGAAGGCAGATGCTCTATCCAACTGAGCTACAGGTGCATACCTTAGCCCTTACTGTTTCTTTTCTTAGGTCTGTTTTTCGCCCTGTTTATTGCTGCCCTAACAAAGCCTCTGATCTTTCCTCCTACGTGATATGCGTCTTTGCCATCTCCGTTCCCTGCCGTACCCTTATCTCTATTGTACTTGTTTAGCTCCGCTCTATATTTCTTTGCAGAAAGAGAAGCACCGTATTTAGCATACTCCTTCTTGTAGTCTCGCTTGGCTTTCACAACACAAATATAAGGTATCTTTGTATAAAATTGAATAGACATGTTTCAACTAAGGTTTGCTTTCTTTATTATTCTTACGCTGTGGTTTGTACAGCTGGATGAGATGTTTGGTCAAGAGGAGTGCATTCAGATGCACACCAAAACACAGATCATGGGGCTCAAGAAGAGGTCCGATGTAAACCTTGAAGACGTCCAGGTTCAGACCCTTCCCATTGTGTTTCATGTTGTGCATACTGGAGCGGGTGAGCCAAACAACATCTCTGATGAACAAATCCTTTCTCAGGTAGACGTATTAAACGAGGAGTTCTCTGACAGCAAGATTCAGTTTTGTATGGCTGTGCGTGATCCTGAGGGGAGCCCAACGAATGGTATCACTCGATACGACGCCAGTTGGAACGAGGACTACGTGACTGGGGGCATAGGCAACACCCCTTCGAATCTTGATCCAGTAGGGTGGGAGCAGTCGCAGCTTAAGTCAGCCGCTGGGTGCTGGAACCCTGACGAGTATATCAACTACTACGTTGTCTCAGAGATCAACGGGAATGACGGAAACAATGGGGTACAAGGGTACGCATACTTAGGCCCCACAGGTGACTGCAGAGACGGCGTTGTTGTCCTGTACAATGCTACAGGAACTGTAGGGGTGCAGAAGCCTGGAAGAACGTTGGGGTTTACAGGAGTCCACGAAGTGGGGCACCACCTTTCTTTGTGGCATACGTTTTCCAACACATCCTCATGTACTTCAGAAAGTAACTGTGAGACTCAAGGGGATCAGGTGTGTGACACCCCTACCACCCTGTCCAACTCGACAGCTCAGTGTGACGGTGGCGTATGTCCAGATGCCCTTGTAAACAACTTCATGGACTACAGTTCTGAAACGTGCAAGGATGCCTTTACTGTGGGTCAGGCTGAGCGCATGCACGAGATGCTGCAGGGGAGCAGACAAGGACTTGTAGACAACCTAGCGTGTGTGCCTGTCGTGGACTACGACGTAACCGCTGGAGCCGCCTACTACCAACAAGAGTGGTGCACCCCATACCAAGACATCTGGGTTGATGTCATCAATCAAGGGACACAGACCATCCCATTTGTAGATGTAGAGATGTTCTGCAACGGGCCTCAGGAAGTGATCACCCTGTATGACCTCCCGCCTGGATCCACTCAGGTGCTGTTCGAGGCGGTATACGTAGAGGGTGCGGAGGAGTTTACCGTTCAGACAATCTCTAGCCTTGACCAGTTCCCAGACAATGATGCTTCGTGGTGGCCTCTAGACGTTACAGAAGGAGATTTCATGGAGGTGTGGGTGACGCCTGATGTTTTTGGGAACGAGACGTCTTGGGAGATGCGAGATGGAGAGGGGGAGATTGTACTATCTGGCGGTGACTACGGCACCAACAGCAACGAAACATTCTACTATACAGCCTGCATCTTTGATGACTGCTATGTGTTTGAGATAGAGGACTATGCAGGCGATGGTTTCTGTACTATTGACTTCGACAATGACGGCGTATGTGACATCGGTAGTGATGGAATCCTTGCCACGGTAGGGCTTGATACATTGGTTGACACGGGCTTTGGATTGCAGTTTGATGTAATTCAGTTCGAGTTCTGTAACTCACTGTCTCAGTGCAACATGGACTATAACGGTGACGGATACATTGGTAATACAGATGTGCTAGAGTTGCTCGTAGACATAGGCTGCATTGGCGCCTGCTACACCGATCCCAACGATGACAATGTTGTAAACATCCAAGACCTGCTGCTCATGTTGGCAAGTACTGGTCCATGCCCCAAGGAATGAAAAAACTTATCTTCTTCCTCATACCTCTGCTCAGCTACGGGCAGTGTGATATAGAGATACTAGGATTCGATCCTATCTCCACAGACATCATGATGGTCGTCAACGGAGGTGCCTGCTGCACTGAGTCTGACAGCATCGGAGAGTTTATCTTAGCCCTTGGATTCAACCCTCCCCAGGACGAGAGTCCTTGGCCTTGCTTTCAGGGTGACTGGATGTTTTTGCTCTACCCTTTGGACTTCCCTGGCTTTGAGATAGGACAGGGTCCTGACAACATCTATCAGACTGGAGATACGATAGCCTTCAACATAGTTGAGGACACCCCGCTGGCTGGAAGTGGCACCCTACAGTGCTGGGAGCAAGCGCTTGAGGAGGGTATATTCATGCAGGACTGCATGGTCATTACGATCTGGCAAATCAACGACAGCGAGACGCTAGACGGTAGCGTCGCTGGCATTGCAGGTTGCGACTATCCAGACGAAAACATAACAAACAGCTGGCTAGAGTTCTCTATGGAGGCCAACTGTGGACCGCCTCCGCCTCCCGTGCCCAACGAACCACAACCCTGGGAGCCCGTAGAGACAACAGACACTACCGATACCTCTGGCCCACCGCCGCCTGAGCCTCCTAACGTAGACGACTGCAAGGACCCGTGTATATACGTATCCAACGTCTTTACGCCTAACGGTGACTACGTGAACGACACATGGAGGCCCGTTACAAAGCCTGACTGCTGGTGGAGATGGGAATGCAAGGTCTACAACCGCTGGGGTGCTGTAGTGTGGGAGAGCGACGACCCCCGTGACAAGTGGATGGGCGAGGGGGGCCTTTCCTATGTGCCAGATGGAGTATACCTATGGACTATTAAGGGAACGACTTACAGATCAACTAAGGTCGTCAGCATGCAGGGGCACATTACTGTATTTAGGTAGTCCGCGAGGTGGGACTTGAACCCACATGTGACCAGTTACCCTTTCTACAAGGTATAAGCTTGAGGGGATACTCGCGGTTATTTTCTTCTATCGTTGGTTCGAACCCTGTGACAATTAGCACATACTATTTCGCACTTTCTAATTTCTTTTTTAATTGTATCAATAGAGTAAGACGAGTGCATCATATCTGCAACATTAGCAGTTTTGTTGTCAGAAACATGATCAAACTCTAAAACAACAGGGTTTGATTCTCCGCAATCAACACAGGAAGCAAAGGACTTGTACCTATTGACAAACTCTTTGTTTTTAGCTCTTTGCGATTTGTTTCTGATCTTAGCTTTTTGGCTATAGTATTCTTTATTGTTCTTGTAATACTTTTCGTGATAAGCCTTTTGATAGGCTTTACGCTTCTCAATAGACTTAAAAGGCATTACTTAGAGAATCTTTCAGCAAAGCCTCCACCGTAGTCCTTCGCCTCCTCTATACCTCCTTTGGTTTCTAGGTCTTTTATCATCTGCTCTAGACGCTGCCTTTCGATAATAAGCTCCTTAGCGTCTACTGCTGTCTGTTTAATAGACTGAAGCTCTGCTTTACGTGCAGACCCTGTAATCTCTTGATCTACTGGCTTTTTGACCTCCTCAATCATATTGTCGATTGCAATGGCCATGCTGTTCATGAGTCGCTTTGACGCCTCAAGCGTCGTGAACTTCTTCTTGGACATAGTCTACCATTTCTGCAGAAACCCTAATGTAATCCTCCCCATCAATTTTAAATGGATAGGCAATGCTTTCTTTAAATACAACAATGTCGTCAAGATCTATAGCGAGATCTTTGCTGCTTTTGTTTTCAAAAGCGAGGCGGCCTTTGTGTAATTTTTTCTCTTCCAACGCAACCCCCTCAATAATGTCAGAAAGCTGAATTTTTTCGTCTCTATAGGGCTTCATAATAATCCAACCAGTAAAAGGATGGATTTCATTTGTTTCTTGGCACTTGTAAGCAATGGCTTGGTTAGCCATAATTCTATCATGATCATACATACAGATATACTGCTTGTCGTCGTGGTCATCTCCAAAAAGTTTTTGACCTCCCTGCAATACTACATGATGATGAAAGTAAAGGGTGTCTCCCTTTTTAGCGCCTGTATTGTATTTAACGGGTGGGGAGGTTATGACTCCTTCATTTACCCTATTGTTAAACTCACCCATTTCAAAGCGGGTATCAATAAACATCTCCTTACCACCTACATTGATGGTATCGTTGATGAGCTTGTCTAGCTCAACAACAAACACGTTAAGTGTTTTCATGAATTAAAAATTTAAATCGTACTCAATAATACACGGCATAGAGTCTACTGACTTCCAAAGCATCTGGCCGTTATCCGTCATAATATAGATAAGATATCTAGTGCTACCGTATTTGTGTTGAAATCTTTCATCTTCAACTATGGTGCTTACCTCTCCCAACCCCGCTCTCATTCCTACATAGTAGGCCATAGCATTCTTGGGGTCAATACCAATAACTATCTTTCTAATAAGTCCGTATTCCATTTTAATTAAGTGATATGCCCAGACCGTCTAAAAGCTCTCCAAGATCATCATCAGGATCATATGTAGACCTTATAAAATCAAGTACCTCTTCTAGTATCTCCGAGTCTGGGACGTTGTATCCATAAATAGCTTTCAGGTGGTCCGTCTCGTCCTCCTCTATTAAAACCCCACACAAGTTCAAAGATATAACTGAGTGCTCGTATCCATAGTCCTTAATAGTCTGCTCCATCTTGAGCTGCAACTTTTGGATTTCCAGAAGGAATGACGTTAAGTTATCTTTGTCCTCTAAATTCATTTTATGCCTAAAAGTAAAGTTTCAAAAAAAAGAATGTTTCGAGAGTTCTCGAAGCTCAATCAAAGGTACATAAAAAGAAACTACCTTAAGGATATAAGGAAGAAGTTTAGTGTCTTCTGCAAGAACAGCGATTTGTTCGAGAAAGAACTATACTTTATGCTGTGGGCATACGACTTAGAGTTCTGGACGCTAAAGCATGCTTCTGAAGATTACGGCATGAACGCCCGCAAACTAGGAGAAAGGATTGTATACCCACTTATGAATGAGGGGTATGTATACAAACACTTTGACAAGATGACCCCGTCGCAAACGAGGGAGGATCACATATTTAGGGATGAGACCAAGTATAACTACAGAGTGAGGTATGCGCTTACGCAAAAGGCCCGCTTGTTAGTGCAGGCCTTTTACAGAGAGTTAGAATCTAATTAACCAGTATATGTGTACTCGAAATTGATATTCTTTAAATAAATTTTATCTCCTGAAGTAGGGGCGTCGGCAGTGCTCGAAAAACCGATAAATAAAAAATCAGAATTTGGGGTTGTGGCTGTAGCTGTAAGAGTAGCAGAAGCAGTTCGCCACCCATCAGGAGCAAGAGTCGAAGGGGAAACAGCAGCGGCGGTGGTGATGGGGGAAAAGCCACCTATTGCGACTCGAAAGTCCACTTCATTGCTAGACACTCCAGATGAATCTGCATCGTCGTAATAAAACTCAAAAGAAAGTGTAAACTCTGTACCCTGACCCGCTTGGTCGCTTACAGTGGAATCCATTGTTCTTCTAATATAAACGGTGCCATCAGAATCACCAGACCATGCCCATTGCAGAAGATCTGTTTTGCCTTCTGCATCTACATTTGCTGTAATAGCAGAATTTGAAGAAGCAAACGTAGCCCATCCATCGACGTCAGAAGAAAAGTCTGAAAGATATGTAACAGTAATTTCATTTCTTGTTACCCCACTAGTAATTAAAGAAGATCCTAGCCCTAACATTATCCACTGCAGCTTTCGCAGTCCTCAGGGGCGTCGAGGTTGCATGTTATCTCTCCAGACTTGACCTTGTCCTCTTGTTTTTTCAGCTTGTCTTGATCCAAAAAGCTGATGTCGTCGAATTCGTCTTCCATAGTTATAGTGCTTTTCCAAATATTACTTCGTAGTACGTCTGTCCCTCATCGTCACGACAAGCTTTGAGGCAACGACCACGATTAACGCCATCGTAAACATAAGACACGTGAACCCAATCAGGATTATCTTCAGTGCCAAACTCCCAAATAAGCTGATCAAACTCCAGATTCTCACGGATATAATCGAAGATTTCAGAGTTCTTACACTTTCCGTATACATCCGCGTCAAGATCGAGTGCTCTTCCCTCCACGTGCTGACTACGAACTGAGCCACCGATCGCAGTATTGAGCTCCGCTGAGCGATAGCCGCTCGACACGAATATAGGACACTTGAAAGCGTTCCTAAGAGGTTGAAATACATGTTCTGCAACCGCTTGGAGATTTCCTTGGACCCAATCATCTGGTGTATTGTCTATGCCTAGGCGCTTGGCCGTCAGGCTTTTGGTTACTTCGGAAAGAGAGAGATTCTTAGATAGTTTCATCTGTTGAATACCGTTTTAGCCCCAGGCTGCTGCGATCTTCTGATAAGTTCTTGCATGGCCGCACTAGAGGACTCTCCCTGAGCCCTTGCTTGTGCAATGGTAGGTGCGCCAGGGAAGCTGGCTTCTGCACTAGCTGCGGAAACAGCTCTTCTCATTCCAGCTTCTGAAACATCAATAACCCCGTCGTCAATAAGGCTTCTCATAGCAGAAGCTGCTTGATTCTTTCCAACGGCTCTAAGTGCCTCTGGGGTAACACCACTTCTTGCAAGTCTAGTAAAGCCCAGAATTTCTTCTGCGTCATCAAACGGAAAGTCTGGCATGTTTGAGCCCTCGTAAGTCTTTAAAGCTTCGTCATAGTCATCAAACTTCTTAAGAAAAGCAGAAGATAATTCGTCCATCTGTTCCGTGCGCGTTTGCAACCCTCCCTTAACAGCTTTCAATCCAGATTGAATTGTTTTTTTGGCTAGGCCTGGGAGCTCCTTTCCCAAAAGCAAAGCGTCCATCAACATGTCAGGCCTCATAGTAACAGCTCCACTAGGGTACTCTGGGGCAAGCATATAATCATCACCCATTCGAATTTTACCCTCCATCATACCAGCCCTATCAGATGCCAGCTGATTAGCTTGCATTCTTTTAATAGGATCCCCATTCATTTTTGTTGGTCTCATGTCTAATCTATTATTTCATGCCAAGTTCCTTCTTGGCCATAGCTGCTTGCTTAGGGTCCTGAAGGATGGCTTTGAGCATAGCGCCCTGCTCAGCGTAGACCTTGCCCCCGTACATGTACATGGGCTTTTTCATGTGACCGCCGCCAGGCATCTTCTTAGTTGCTTTCATAATTTATGATTGTGCGGCTACGACTTCCAGTGTGGCGCCGTCGCCTGATGAACAAATTGCTTTTACTACATCTAATTGACTCCCAGAAAAAGCTCCTCCAATAGAAGCTGCAACGGACTCTGCATCTACTTGATCGAAGAACATTACATAGCTCTCCCCAGCAGAAAGTCTAACGATAAACTCCTTATTGGCTGCCGTTGACTGCATTCTTAGGTCAACAGTATTTGAAGTGCCAGTATGAGTAAACCTTGCATACTTAAGAGTACCGTCTTCAATGGCTCCACCAGAAGATCTGTCTGCTTGAAAGTCGAGGACTGTATCCTCCGTACTGTCAATAACGTAAACTCTGTTGTACATATTTACAACACCCGTCACCTCCTGCACGGTTGAAGTGCCTTTTTGGTGCCCGTTTATTACGAAGTCTTCTTTGATTGTCAATGTCAGTGTTGCCATGGGTCAAAGATAATCATTTTTGATTGTAATACTTGTTGTACAGCTCCTCAGATAATCTGCTCTTGTCAGCCTTCATAGATCCAGACAGAACGCCTGAATAGTCTCTTGTCTCCTTAGGGAAAAAGTATCCGTCGTAATCTCCTGAAGAATCTTGGAAGTTCAAGTAGTCTGCTGGGTTGTCACTATAGATGTTGGCTCCAGCAGCCTTAGCCTTCTCTAGCTGATCAAGAAACTTTTTAGGTCCAAAGTTGTACGCCCCATATATCCTAGATAGCCTGTTTGCTTCGCTAATAGGTTTTGGGGGGCTCTTAATCCACTCCTTATCAGCTATAGCGTCTAGCATGTAGTTCCTTACACGTAGGTTTACATCTGGATTTGTGACATCAGCTCCTTCTGGGATAACACCAGCTCTCGTAGCATCAATCATAGCTGCGTTGCTGATACCATAAAGGCCTTTTGCAAATCCTGAGTCAGCCATGGGGTTGTCAGAGCTCTCGTAGAAGCGCTGAACATTCCTTCTGCCCTCTTGATCGAGGTAATTGCTCATTGGGATGCTGTCTGATTGCGCCTGTTCAGCCATCCTAGCCAGCCTAGCGTCCAATGCAGCGTACCCAGTGCTCTCTTTCTTGGGGTCTCCCTCCTCCATATCCAAAACACCTCCATTATTGAACCCCATAACCTTCATGCCAGCCATAATCTTGGCTTTTTCAGCTGCACTACCGAACATACCGAGGTTTTTGCGCTCAACATTGTAGTCAACGATGTTTTTGGTCAAAGAATCCGTGTTCATACCGTAGTTGTCTACCAAAAAGCGCAAGGCATCACCTACTTCACCTCTATTTTCTAGCAAATTGCCGCTAGATAGGATCTTATTGAACATATCAATCCTCTCCTGGGGTACACTACCGTACTTATCACCCAAGGTCTTCATTAAAACCTGTTCATAGCCCGTAGGCTTCTTCTTTTTCCCCGTAGGATCTGATAATGCGATCATAATTCAGTGTCTTGTTACGCCTTTAATACTCTCATTCCGCTCTTGCCGCCACCATCAGATGGCTCAGCGTAAGCTATTTGATTAAGCATCTTTAGTATTTGCTCTTTAGTGTAGAATTTATTAAGCTCCATGAGGGGCTTGTACTTGCCAGACTTTTGGACCTCTCCATGGATTCCATAACGAGTTGCCTTATCCTTTCTGTTTCTTACGTTTTCATTCATGCCGTCGTACAACTTCTGCAAACCACCCATGGTTATAGGCTCACTAAACGGATCGTAAACTCCATCTTCACCAGCAAGTTTTCTTATGACGTTAAGCCTAGCTCTAATTTCAGTTGGATTTGTATAATACTTTCTAAGAGACCTGTCACCCTCGTCACTCCAGCCAGCATACCTCCCCAAATCTTTTCCTTTTATTTCCCTCTTATTTGCCTCATTTCGATTTTCGTCTTTCATTTTTTGAATAAGCCTTTCATCCTGTGCTGGGATAAGGGCTTGACCTCTGTTGAAGTACTTCATACCACCACCTATCTCAGTTACACGAGGGTAAACTTCTCTGCGACCAAAGGTTTTTGTAAGATCGTACAACCCCATGTCACTAGCATGGCTAAGCTCATGAGAAACTAGACGATTCCCTTTAGGATCTTGATCTGGACCCCCCATAGCTTCTCTCCCCTTCTCGTAATCGACCCCAACAAAAGGTTTCCCCCTCACAACGGAAGCCTGATTTTTCTCGTTTGGTCCTTCTTTAACCGTAGTAAAGTCTAGGTTTTTAGTTCTCATGTCAGTAATGGACGGGTTGTCCCCATACCCAAGATCTTTTAACATGGTGTATAGCTCGCCCTCAGTTACGTAGTCCCCCCTAAATACAGTGCTATCAGGTGATCCATCGCTCCTATACCCCTTCACCTTAATAAGGTTTGTTTCGCCTCGACCCTTGGGGTCATCTCCTAGCTCATCGCTACGCCCGCTAGAGGCGGTTTCTTCATGGGGGAGCCCAACCTCATCAAGGTCATCGTAAGCCAACCACCCTGCGTGACCACCAGAATTTTCGGCAGTAAAATATTCCTTTCCGCTCATCATCTTTCGATATTGAGGGGAACTCATCCAAGCTCTAAGAAAATCCTCGCCATTCAAGTTCTTATAGTCTTCAGAAGAAAGCTTATTGGTGGCCCTGCCGTCATCACCAATTCTTAACTGGTAGGGACTTAGCTTGCGAAGGGGTTTTATCTTTTTTTCTTCTTTGGTTGGCCGCATATCGCAAATATAAGCAATACCTATAGATCCCCATATACCAAAAACGACCACACATAGGTGGCCGCTGATACAAAGAATAAGGACTCTCAGTGCACATGCACCAAAATATCTCTAATAGCTTCGTCCCTAACAGAACGCTTGACAAAGTTACAAAGTAAAATTCTAAAAGTCAATAGTAAACCTATAGTTTAACCGCAGTATGCTAACTGACTGTGCCTCACACAAATAGACTGCTTTACATGAAAGGAGTGGAAATGTCTTGTTGATGGGGTTACTTGAAAAAAGGATCAGAAATACACACCTGGGGGATTATATATATATATACACGTACAGATACACGCACCAAAACGCAAACGTAAACCCCCTCCCTATAATGCGAGCACAGTTTCTGCGTACGTTTTCAGCTTTTGTCTACCGCAATCGACTGACTGACAAGGAGTTGAACCCCCTTCGTTGGAGCATAAAGGCAGACAGGCACTCGTAACGTACACATATTGCGCTTGCTAACACTCCCCTATGGGCTTTGCATACACGCCTCACCTCCCTGCTATGGGGTCGCACATAACGCGAATACGACATCTTTCCGAACATTCCAAATCCGCCAATTTTGTGGACATCTCAGCGGTCGAATCGTGTCCCCATTCACGGCAAAACGTCCCTCACATCCCCCCACATCATAGCGGGGATTCTTCGCCTGTTTCCCCACGCATAATGCGCAGGAGAAATCACGCAGGAAGAATGTTATGGTTTTTCCACGAATTGTTCATTACCTTTGTGGCGGCTTCAATGTCGAAGTCACTCAAACCCCCATACCCATGGCAACTGCCACCTACACCCCCACCCACTGCCCTGACACGGGCCGCAAGTTCACGAAGGCCGAACGCAAAGCGGCCAACAAAGCGAAGTTCAAAGCGGAACTCGCATCCAAGGTCAAGCCCAAGCGCCCAAGCCTGCGTGAGGCCATCGAAATGGTCAACGGCACAGCAGAGCGTCACCACACATACGGCACGGAGGCGACCGCCGCCGCGTTCGAGCAGGCCAAAGCAAACCTCCGTGAAATCGAGGCGGCCAAATCGAAGCCCAAGCGCAAGCCTGCGAAGGCAAGCACCCCCAAGCCCAAGCGCACGAAGGCTGGCTTGATGAGGCTGACCAAAGCGGAATTGGTGGCCCTCCTGATGGAGGCGCCCACCTCTGCCCCCAAGCGTAAGCCCAAGCGCAAGAAAGCCGCTGCTGCTCCCAAGGCTCGCAAGGCCACCCCACAGGAGCGCACCGCAGACAGGCAAGACCGCACACACCACGGACGTCCTGCCGTTGGCCCCATCACACCACAACCTGAGGCCCCACAAGCTGACGTGGCCCATGCACGTAACGTAGCCCGCACCACAGGAGCGGCCAACCGCAAGCGCAAAGCCTTCGACCTTGCCACACGATGGGCCTTCGATGGCACATACGGCGGCACCTACCTGCCCACACAGCAAGCGGAACTCACCCGCCTACTCGGAAGCACGGACGTGAGCACATACGAGGACATCGTAGCCATCACCCACTGACCCCCACAGATATGCCATTCACAGACACACAAGCGCGAAAGCGCATACGCAAGAACCTTCGCCTATGGTGGGCGGAGTGTACCCCACAGGAGCGTGCCCACGGACGTACGTGGTATGCAGAAGCACAGGCCTATGCGCAAGAGTTGGCCAACGAGTTTGGTTGCACGAGAGCGCGGGCCGCGCAAGTTATCTCTGCCCTCAGTCCCAACAATGTATGGGAGCGCAACAAGCGTGACGCCCACACAATCCTGCGGGCCGTGCGCGATGGCGTCCCTGCGAGCGATGTCAAGTGTTGCACCTACGATGCCAACAAACTCAAAGCCTTTGCCATTGCACAAGGCACACGAGAAATCGAACCCAAGTCACGCAAGACGTACGCATTCGCACGTAACGTGGACGCACTCGATCGAGTACACGTGACCGTGGACAAGTGGCATATGAGGGCGTGTCAAACCACCTCCAAGCAACCCAAGGAGGTGCGAACCCAAGTCACTGCGAACCAGTACGATGCGGTCGCACAGGAAACGTGCAAGGTGGCGCGTGAGATGGGTGTGGACGGCCACGTACTGCAAGCCGCCGTATGGGTAGCCATCCGTAACAGGTGGAGCCGATGACTCCAATCCCCTGACTTTCAATGACTTGTAAATTAGATTTGGTTTTTCAACAATTTGTTTCTATCTTTGCAGTGTCAACGGCAACACCGCCAATGGCATTCACTCAAACTCAAACGCAATGCAATCAACCGCACAGCACATCCGTACACAGGCCTTGGCTTCCCTGTTTGACGGGCTGACCTTCCCCCAAGCCACATCCACATATGAGTGGGACACGCTCACATCCGATGAGCAAATGCACGTTGAATCACACATCTGCGAGCAATGACCATCAAATCCTTATACTTCCTCGTTCAAGAGAGCGAGGGCTTCAGCGTCCGTGCTGACGGACTGCTAACCTATGCGGCAAAGGAGGGCTACGCCGTTGGTGGTGCTGACCCCTTGGGTGTGTTCAAGTGCATGAACGACGACCTTTCGTTCCGAATCTTCAATCGAGAGATGAATCGGTTGCAGGAGTGCTCAACCGAGCCTACACAGGTAATCGGTGCATGGGTGGACGTAGTGGACGACCCTCGTGGGGTGGCTTACCTCGAACTCTCTGATGTGGTCAAGTCCAAGAAGTTGGCTCTCGAACTTGCGAAGGCACGTGGTGAGAAAGCCATCTACGATTTTGCCAACTCTGAATCCATCTACCTATGAGCACATACACCGCCACATACACATACGGATATGACCGCGACGATTGGCGCGAGTGGACATTTGAAGCTCCGAGCTTGGATGCCGCACTCAAAACAGCACACGCCTCGAACCCATATGATGGGGACGGGTACTGGAGAATCCACAGAGTCAAACGAACTGAAAATCAATAAGTTATGGGCAAACGATTAAAGCAAAACTTGAACCTCCCGTTCCTTGCGTTCCTTGCATGGATGGGTACACTACTCACAATCCTCACAATCCTCAGCTAAATACAACACAATGGTAAAAGACAATTTCTTCTCACGGCCTGTCGGTGCGGCAGTCCTTTTCCTCAACGACTTCCACTTCGGTGCGAACTTGGACAAGCTCAACCGAGCGGCCAGACTTGTACCCAAGGATGTCAAGGGCTTTGCCTCCATCGTTAGTATGATGTCAACCCATGAGGTTGAATCGAATGCAGAGCACGTTAGTGCCATCATCGACGAACTCGTATTCCTTGCTGACCAAATCGAACCACAATGAAATTTACACAAAAGTTCAAGACCACGCTACCACACGTGGCAATGACCACGGCCTATGACGTGGACCAAGACCGAGCTACCAACGTAGTCA